CGTGGCATTTTGCATTTGGTAACTAAGTATGACAACAAGCCGAAAATTATTCGCCTTAATAATCAGTTCGTTCCGGTTGACCCCCGCGAGTGGTCACATACTTTCGATGTCCAGATTAACGTAGGTCTTGGCAACGGAACTCGTGACGAGCAACTTCGCACCTTGTTCTTGATTGTGCAGAAGCAGGAACAAATTATGCAAATGATGGGGCCGAATAATCCTATTGTTAATCCTGTTTTGTATCGTAATGCACTAGCCAAGATTGCAGAACTGTCTGGATTCAAAAACTCTGCCGAGTTTTTTGCAGACCCGCGACAAGCACCCCCGCAACAACCACAGCAACCGCAACAAGACCCAGCTATTGCCATTGAAATGCAGAAGCTACAGGCTGAGTTGGAAATGGACAGACAGAAAATGCAGATGGAGTTTGAACTCAAGAAGCAGAAGATGTTGGCAGACTTGCAGTTGCGTCGTGAGGAGCTTGAGTTTGAGAAACAACTTCGCACTGAAAAGGCTCTTGCGGGACTTGAGATATCCACTAACTTGCCGAGGGTTTAATGGCACTGCCCCCTACAGCACCACTGCCCAGAGTAGATGAGATAGACATTCAGAGTCTATTAAATGTGCCTGTGCCTTCTGTGTCTGGCATTGCTCCGCCCGTGTCACCAGTGCGTCAGGTTGTGTCGCCATACTCTCGCACCAACTTGCCTGAGTTTATGCGGCAACGTGTTGAGGTTGCGCCCGGCTTGTTTGGGCCATCTCAGGGATTACTTGGTGCTGCACCTATCACTGCACCGCAACAATATATTTCTGAGTATGCTCCGTTAGAGCAAGCCTTCCAAGAAAGTTTTGCTGCTCGTCCTGAGTATTTTGGTGCGCAGTATCAGCCAAGTCCTATGACTCCCATAATGCCAAGCATCCCTGCTATCGGTGACGATAGACCTATGTCATTGGAGCAGGGATTGACAACTGCTGCGGCAATGAAGGCTCTTTATGATGTTAAAGACCCTTTGATTGACTATGGCAAAAGCATTTTTGAATCTGAGCCTGTTCAGGCTATTACTGATGCTGCATTGTTTCCTGCAAAGAAGGCTGTTGATGTTGCGCAGAGCCTTGTGCCAGAGGGTGTCGGAACACAGTTTCAGGAAGCTAAAGACCAGCTGTTAGACAGTATTGACCTGTCATTTGGTTTTGAGACTGGTGATACAATCAAGAATTTGAAAAACCAGTTTGCTGGTGTTAGCGATGCTATTGGCTTTGTGGGGGATATTGAGAACGCAATTACCTCTCCGAGTTACAATACAATGCAGGAGGGCATTAAGGCTGTTGAGGCACTTTATGACTATGTAGATGTGCCTGATATTATTACGGGTGAGCAAGCGCAGATTATTTCACCTGAGTTGCAGTCTAATCTTTTGAACTTTGCCTCTGGTGTTAATGTGTTGGATTTTGCCAAAGACCCATCATCCTCTAAAGCTGCTAGTGCTTATGTTTCTGCTGACCAACTTGCGAGTAATGTGGGAATAGAATTGCCATATACCGAACAGATTAGCCCGATTGCTGACATTGTTGGTGCTGGCACAGCCTTGAAAGGCGGCATTGACACACCGGGTGAAGCAGCACAGGTTGTGAAGGGTTTGTCTGGTGCTGCTGAGTTGGGGCTTATTGGTGACATTGCTCTCACATCTCCTGTAGGCGTTGCTGGCCCTGTGCAACCATTTATGCTGTCAAACCTTTCTGGCCCGTTAACTGCTGCAACTGCTTTGCTTGCCGCCCCGGCTCTTATTGAGGGCGGTGCTGCTGGTGATATACCCAGAGTCGAAAGCACACTTGGGTTTGATAATGGAAATCTTACTGTATTAGATACTGCCAGTTATGACTTTGGCAAAAGTGACTTTGTGGCAGGGCAGACAGAAAATGCTCAAGACTTTGTTAATTGGATGCAGAATACACTGAACTATGAGGTTGACCAAAAAGCACTCGAAGATTGGAGCAAAACAGACCAAGATACGATTGTAGATAAATATGCTTACTTTACATCAAGTCACGGTATGTCTGACCCATCTGTCAACGCTGCTGACTTTGTAGTTAATATGTTGGAGGCTGGTGTGCTGAAGCCAACTGCCGATACTCCTGCGGTTGACCTTCAATCCGCTATCAATTTATTGCAGCCAGAAGTTACAGGATATAGTGATTTTACAGACCAGCTTGTTTCGAGTGCCGTAAATGTTCCGTATGTAGTTGGGGAAGTTTATCCTACTCCTGAATACCTTGAGCAGAAGAAGGCTTATGAAGAAGCGTTGAAAAAGAAAGAAGCAGAAAAAGGCAAGCCCAAACCTCCGGCTCCGACTCAATATATCGCGGGAACAACACTGCCTCTTCCGGCTGTTTTGTCACCTGACTTCTTTTCTTCAGGTATGATAGACGACCCGGCAACAAAAGGCAGTGAGGCTGTTGCAGTCCCATCGTCATATTTGAACCTAATGGAGTTGTTAAAAACATTGCCAGTTTAGCGTGGGCATAGACAGCCTTGAATTACTGTGGCATAAATATCACATAGGAGAGAGTGATGGACGAAGGAAAACTAAGGGGAGAGCAGGATAGGGGTGCAAAAGCAGAGGCACTTTTACGCAACCCTATCTTGCAAGAAACATTTAATAGTCTTTCTGAGATGTATATAGACACTTGGAAGGCTACGTCGGTTGAGCAAGATGCTCAGAGGGAGAAGATATTTCAAATGTATCAAGCACTGGAAGCGGTGCGGGGTCACTTGGAAGAAATGGTCAGCACTGGTGAGTTGGCTAAATTGGAACTGAGCAACAACAATTCTCTATGGAGGAGATAAGTTATGAGTGAAAACAGCAACCCTGATGGGCCTGAAACTTTCACACAAGGTCAAGCAGTTGACCATCTCTTGAGTCTAAACGCCCCTGAAGAGGTAAGCGATATTCCTCAAGAGCCTGTAGCAGAAACTAAGGCAAATGCCGAAGTGGACGCATCATTGGGCGAAGAAGTTGAATCCGATGACGCTGTAGAACAGCTATCTGAGGAATATACGGATGAGGCCGATGTTGAATACGAAACCGATGAGGACTATACAGACCAACCCGAAGAGGCGTTTGAAGAGTCCGTTGAAGAGGTAGAGTATTACACTGTTAAGATTGATGGCGAAGAAAAGCAAGTCACAGCAGACGAGCTTGTCAAAGGTTATCAACTTGAACAGGCAGCGCAAAAACGTATGCAGGATGCCGCAAGCGAGCGAAAGCAAGCCGAGACTGAACGCGAAGTGATTGCGCAACAGCGTGAGCAGTATGAACAGGCTTTGAATGTCTTGTCTCAGCAGCTTACGGTGCAAGAGCCGACCCAAGAGTATTGGGAAAAACTCTATGCGGAAGACCCGTTGGAATATGTAAAGCAACGTGACTCTATTCGTGACCGCAAAGAGAACTTGCAAAAAGTTCAACAAGAGCAGTTACGGGTGCAGCAAGAGAAACAGCAGGAGATGGTAAAAGCCCATCAAGAGCATCTTGTTAAAGAGCAGAGTCGTTTGTTAGAGCGTATTCCAGAGTGGCGTGACGAAGCAGTTGCCGCGAGGGAAAAGCAACAGGTTGTTCAGTATGCACAGCGTATTGGATTTACTGAGCAAGAACTCCAAAGTGCTTCTGACAGTCGTGCTATTGAGACACTCCGCAAGGCATATCTTTATGATGAGTTGATGGCAAAAAAGCCAGCAGCCCAGAAAAAAGTAGCTAAAGCACCGAAAGTAACTAAGTCTGGCAAGCCTACCTCAAAGGTTGATTCTACTACAAAGCGCAAAAAACAGGCTTTTGACCGCCTGAGAAAATCTGGCAGCAAAGATGCTGCTGTGGAATATCTTTTAGAAAGAAAGAGGTAAGCTATGGCTACTCATACTACTACTACTGCCGTTGGTGAGCGCGAAGACCTTTCCGACGTAATTACACGAATCGACCCCGATGAAACCCCGATTTTTTCTGCTCTGCGTAAAGAGACAGGAAATGGTGTGTTTGTTGAATGGCAGGTTCAGGAATTGGCTGCTGCCGCTTCCAATAACTACCAGAACGAAGGTGCTGACGCTACTTACGACACACCTACAGCTACAACCCGCCTTGGAAACTATATGCAGATTTCACAAAAAGATGCTGCTATTTCCGGCACTCTGGACGCTGTTGATAAAGCTGGTCGTGATAAAGAAACCGCCTATCAGAAAGTTCTGAAAGGTCTGGAACTGCGTCGTGACATTGAGAAGTCTATTACGACTCCTCAAGCCCGTGATGCTTCTGACCCCCGTAAAGCTGGCACTCTGTCAAGCTGGATTACTAACGTATCCATTGCTGGTGATGAAACTGCCTTTAATGCTGGTGTTGGTCTTGGCACTCACATTCCGTCAGACGATGGCACTGACCGCACAATGACTCTGGCAATGATTGACTCAGCAATGCAAGCTGCCTACGAAGATGGTGGTCAGCCGAACCTGCTGGTTGTTTCTCCTGCTAAGAAAGCTGCTTTTAGTGACCTGAACTCTGGTTCTGTGACTACAAACCAAATCACCTACACTGCTCCTCGTGAAGCAGCTATGGTTGGTTCGGTTTCGCTTTACCTGTCCGACTTTGGTCAGCTTGATGTGGTTATTGACCGCTTTACAACATCTGACCGTGTGTATCTGCTGGATAGTGACTATGCTTCAGTTTGCACACTGCCGGGTCGTAACTTTGCTGTTACAGACCTTGCCAAAACTGGTGACGCAGAGAAGTTCGAAATTATTACCGAATGGACTCTGAAAGTTTCTGCTCCGAAAGCACACGGCGCAGTTTACAACTTGTCATAGGTTGTTAGGGGAGAGGGAAACCTCTCCCCGCTACTTATCAGGAGAGAGTATTGTCTAAGAAACTTTTAAGCAGAGATGCTGTCACTGGCAAGGAAACGTGGGTTCACGACAACGCCGATGGCGGCTTTATTTTTGAGTCATCTCAAAATGTTGACGCTTTGCTAAAGCAAAACAAGGAGGAGGCCAATGCGTATCGCGCTGGTGGTTTGATTGGAAACACTCAGAAGCATCACCAGAAGGTTGCGGAGATACCTACGGCACTATATTATGAACTTATCCAAAAGTTTGGTGAGCCAAAGCAAAACCCGACAGCTTGGAAAAAGTGGTTAAACGAATACGATAATAGGTTTTTCAGAACGAGTGGCGGTAACGTATAATGGCTATTACAACCTACAGTGAACTGCAAACGTCTATCGCTAATTTTCTTGCTCGTTCTGATTTGTCTAGCCAGATACCAGATTTTGTTTCTCTTGCAGAAGCTAGAATGAGTCGGGTTCTTGAGGCTAGGGCGCAGGAGAAAAGGGCGCAAGCCACATTGACTGGTGGCGATGCTTTTGTTTCTCTGCCGACAGATTTGCGTTCAATTCGTATGGTTAAGTTGAACACCTCACCCACAGAAGTTCTTGAGTATTATTCGCCCAATAAGATTAACGAACTTTACTCAAGCGGTGCTAGTGGCAAGCCAAAGGCTTATACTATTATCGGTGGTGAAATAAAGTTTGCCCCAACTCCTGATAGTGCATACACAGCAGAGATTGTTTATATGGAGGGCTTGCCAGCACTCTCTGATACTAATACAACAAACGAAATCCTCACCCGCCATCCCGATGCTTATCTGTATGGTTCTTTGGCGGCTGCTAGTGTCTATCTGATGGACGACGCGAAAACACAGTTGTATGAGTCATTGTTTACTCGTGCTATTGAAGAC